CTACACTGAACTTAATAAATTTTCGATAGTTTCTTTAGATTTTCTTACGTTTGCAGTGATATATTTTTGAGTTGTAATAATATTTGTATGGCCAAGCGTAAAAGATACTTGCTCGATCGGGATTTTAAGATAATTGATAGAATACGTACCGATTAGATGCCTTATATCATGCAGCCTAATTCTGGGTAGATTATTGCGTTTTAATAGCGAGTTCCAGCTCTTACGTAAATCCTGGTATTTGTCGTTTGTCATCGGGTTTACGAATACATAGCCGTTTAGCTTGTTTCGCTTCTTTGCCTCAATGTATCGGCGGTAAAGGCGATCATATAACTCATCGCTCATTTTATAGACCATATCACGCTTAGCCTTATTAATTTTAAACGGGATAGTGTAAGTCCTGGTTTTAAAGTTTATATCGCTAAATTTAAGGCTCAATACTTCATTTTTTCTTCTTCCGTGCAAGAGAAAAAAGAATATATCTGCGCTAGGTTCTTTGTTTTCTGAAATGGCTTTTATAAACTTCTTTTGGATCAATACGCTGTAATCAAAATATCTTTTATTGTCAAATTTAGGCAACTCGATAAAGTCGCAAGGGTTTTTATTTATTATTTCAAGTTTTAACGCAAGCTTAAAAATAACCTTAAGCTTAGCAAGGATATTTTTAACCGTCTTGATTTTGTAATCTCGCTTGATAAGCTCGTTACAAAATCTTTGAATATCCAAGAAATTTATCTCATCGACATTTTTTAAGCCTAGATCGTCTTTAAAGTGCTTTTGATACGTAGATATATCGCTTCTAAGCGTAGAGGGGCTTAAAATAAGCTCGTAATACTCAAGATAGTTTTTAAAAAGCTCATTAAGGGTCATTAAAATTCATACTCCCTTAATCCGCGCTCGATAAAGTCCTCGAGGTCTGGATTATTTAAATCATGCTTCTCGTTTTTCTTAGTAAAAGAATTTAACCCCCGATCTAGCATTATATTTTCAACGTAAGCGAGATGTTGAATATTACAGTTAGCTTTATCGAGTTTTGAATAATAATTGTAAAGCTCATAATTTTTCATCCATAGAGGCGGTTTTTTAAATTCTTTTCGGTTTTTCATTGCTTCACGCTTGATTTTTTCTCCCTCGCGTACGTACCAAGCATCAACCCAGGCGTCAAGCTCTGGTTTTATGCTTTGAGAAGTTGATTTTTGAGGAAGTTTTTGAGTTTGGTAAGTATTTACAACCCTACCGCAAATTTTATGCGTTAAAACGCCTTTTTCTAGTATTACTTCCTCGTCTCGTCGAGGAATAAAGATATTTATGTATTTTTCGTGTAAATCCCACTCAATGACGTTCTCATCATCGTTTTTAATATCGCAAAGATGATAAAAATCCCTCATTGAGCTGATAAAATTTATGCGGCGATATACCCAAAGCGGCACCTGAGTGCGCGAAGTAATAAAACGCCTAACTTTGTGTTTTACATACCACGCCGCAAGCTCGTCTAATTCATCGGTTTCGCTTAAATTCATAAAGGTTTTTTGAATATATTTCATTACGTAGCCAGTAGGATTATCAATTGTCCATTGAAAACCATTTAATTCGCCGTTTCGCGCCTGGTGAGGGGTTATAGCGTCGGTTTTTAGGTTTTGCGGGGCGTTAAATAGGTCTTTATAGCACTCAAAAAGATAAGGTATTGTGTGCGCGGGAACGTAAAAAAGCGCATGAATATGCGGCACACCGTCCTTTTTATGCGGCTCAAAGCAGCGCACATAGGAACGATCAACGCCTTTATATTTCTTATGATAGCGTTTGATTAAAAGTAGCCATTGATAGTTTAAAATCTGGACTAAATCCCTAATTTCAAGCTTTTCGCCGTTTTTCATACGAGATTTTATATCGCTAGGGATATATTTCCAATCAAGCGGTTTAAATTTGCCGTATTCGCCCTTTAAAGCACCGCGAAAGCAACCGTTTAGAGTAATAGTCAAAAATACACCTTTTTGCTGATACATAATGCTAAAAGAATTTAAGGTATTGATACGATTTGAGACTTCGGCGTAGTAACGCTTACTTAAATTTGCGGACATTGATATATCAAGGAGGCTTTTTACTTCACCGAGATTATTTACAAAGGAGAAATTTTGCATATATTCTCTTTGAGCCTTGATTTTATCATTGGCGATGGTGATATCTAACTTAGAAATACCAAACACTTTGCACCTTAAACTTAAAAGTGAATTATTTTTATTAATTTGACAAGGCGGCGCGTTACTTCGCGCGCGCTACGCGCCGCGCTCAGTTTCCGCTCCGCTTTGAAACTTTACAAATTTAAATTATCTGTATCGTTAAAGTTACTACTGAATCAATTTCTTGATCTTGCTCGATCGAAAAAAGGTATTTAAGTAAAAAGATGTCTTTAAGTATGGGGATGCCGTTACGTTGTTTTTGGTTGGTATTTTTGTTTATGCCGGATAAGACTAAAATATCACCGCGTTTGAGGGAATACGAGCTTTTAAGCTCCTTTTTTGATGTGGTAGGGGTTAGGGTGTTTTGATTTGATAAAAGATCCTCCAGGATAAGGTGTAGGTCAAAATCTATATGATCGCGTAAAATAATAGGTTTAAGGGTTACTTTGAGGCCAACGTCTTTGTATTCGTATGAATTTTGAGTAGTGGTTTGAGTGGCCGAAGTTTGGCTATTTTGCACCAGATAAGGGATATTTTGGACAGTTGAGAAATATACCTCGGTATGGTTGCGAGCCGTTAAAAAAGGGCTGGATATGATTTTAGTTAAGCCGTTAGTATCAAGGAAATTTAAAACACCAAAAAAGCCGTCATCATCATTTCTGATTACATTTGAATTTGTAGTATAAGGGGAAGTAATTAAATTTATGTAATAAGCCAAATCGCCGTGATTTAATGGCTTAAGCAAGCTTTGAAGCTTTGTACCGCGGTCTTTAATGTCTTTTAGATTGGTTTCGGTTATGGTAAGCTTAAACTGAACCTGCTCGAGCTGCTTATCTATACTCTTGACCGCGTCTTTGATCTGATCGTAAATATGTTCGTCGGCACGAAAAAATACGGAGTTAGATGATTTGGAATAGGTAGCATTGATTTCAAAGTTTGAAATAATACGCTGTACGTCGTCTAAAACGTAATTATTTAAATCAATCCGGCGTAAATCAAGACTAGGCAACTTTTTATCCGTTACGTAATAGAAATTACTTTGCTTATAAAGGTAAAGACCTTTTGACTCAAGCATCTTTTGAAACATAGCAAGAGTTAAATTTGTTTCTTGCTGATATATGAAGTAGTAATAAGTGCCGTCGATACTATCATCGGTTACTATAGTTATATTGTTAGATCTGCTTGCAAGCTGAGCAAAATTTACAAGATCGGTGTAAATTGTTTCGGCTTTAACAAAGCTACTTAAAAGGATTAACGTTAAGACTAGTTGTCTGAGAGTTTTCATAGGATACGCCTTTATTTGGATTTTGATATAAGAAAGAAGTATTTTTTAGCTCATCGAGCACGGGTGCATCGAAAACTAAAAAATACTCCGTAAAATGTTTGCCTTTGGTAGTAGAGTAGAAATATAAGGGTTTATGCGATGAAACAGTAAAAGAGATATAGCCGTAAGGGAAAGGGTATTTTTCATTTTTAAAGGTGCAGACGTCGTCGATACATGAAAGATTGTAAATATAGGTTTGAGGGGTTTGGTCTTGGATTTGTGGGGTCGGCTTAGGTTGATGCGCAGGGCGAGGTTCGGCCGCCTGGATAGGTTGAGAAATTTGGGTTGGATAGTCTTGTTGTTCGTCAGAAACATCGGAGGTTAAGGATTTAAGAAAAAAGTAAAAGTAAATAGACAGTGCAATAAATAAAAATAGGGCGAAATAGAAAAATTTGCGAACAAATGATTTTTGAGATGACGATTGTCCAGAGTGATAAAGATCAAATACTTCTTGCAAATAGGGGATATGAAATTTTTGCATTGCATCTTTTTGATACATCTTATAAGAGCCGTAAAGGATATATCTAAATTTGTTTTTAAATAGGCGTTTGGCACTATCTACGGCTTTTAAAAAATGTTCAGCTATGCGTTTGTATTCGTTGCTTATAAGACTTAAATCTTGCGTGATGAGATAAATATCCTGGTATAGGTGGCGGTGATAAGTAAGCCACCAAACGAGAACTGGATCTTCTTTAGCCTTTAAAAAGTTGTGAGCCTCATCAAGGACTATAAAAACACCACTTAAATTTAGCTCTTTAGCGCGCTCGTTTAATTCAGCGTCGGTAACTTTGGAAATATAAAGGGCGTGGAGTATAGACATATCAGCATAAAATTTATCGAACTCAAATTTAATAAATTTGTCGCAAAGGTCAAATTTAAACTCATTGATATTTGTATAGCAGTATGTATATTCTTTTTGCTTCTCGGATTTGATAAATTTGCTTAAAAAACCGCTAGCAGGTTTAAATAAAAAAAGCTGGTAAATTTTAAAAACAGCATAATAGGTTTTACCGCTTCCAGGATTGCCGACTAGGTAGGTTATCATGTGCTAAATCTTTAAAAATTGATAAGATGAATAAATTGTTTTTTGTAATTCTTCATAAATTTTAATACCACCCCTAGCCAAACGAAAAACAAAAAAAGAAATAACTATAGGAAAAATAAGAGTAAAAACATCCCAAAAAGCCTTAAAAACACCAAGTGAAGATAAAACAAGAAAAACAGTATAAGCAATTTCATTATTTCCAACACTAGCAGGAGAAACAGTAAAAGTCTTAACTAATGATATTATGTTAAAAAATATTTTAAATATTGAATATGAAATATAAATCAAACTAGATATATATAATGCCAAAAAAGCTTTTAAAGATAATGAACAAGTAATATAAAAAATAAATAAAGACTTAGAAAATAAAAAATTAAGCTTCTTTGTAATTTTGAAACCAAGAAAAAATCTAATTATAGACTCAACAATCTGATAAACCTTAAACATAAAAACCTACAAAGATAACATTAAAATTTTAAATAAAAGAATAAAAGAGCCTACAAAAAAGAAAATATAAAAAACATAATAGGTTATTTCAGAAACAGGAAAAAAAATATCACAATAATCAACCGTTACTTCTTTGGAACTACCATTTGGTAGTAAAATTTGCTTTTTAATAGGACATTTATTTTTTATTTGTGGCTTAACATTTTCAAAACCATTACCTTTAATATTTTCTTTTAGTTGATTAATACTATCTCCCATTATATTAAATTCGCCTATAATACTTTCTATTTTAGACTTAGATTCACTAAAAAAACCATTATAACTATCGGAAATATCAGAAAAGTTAAATTCTTTATCAAGGTCAAATTTAGGATCATCGTCTTTATTATTGCCATTTCCGCCACCGCCAGATCCTCCGCCTGGATTAGGATTTGGCTTAGGATTATCACCTGAACCACCGCCAGGATTTGGATTTGGATTATCTTGAGAACCGCCATTATTTCCACCGCCTGAATTGCCTCCGCCTCCACTATCTCCGCCGGGATCAGGTTGAGGATTATCAGGATCAGGTTGAGGATCAGGATTATCGGGTTTAGTGGTATTATCGTCAGGTTTAGGATCGGGTTTATAATCTGGATCTCTATATTCAAAAGAATAACCATTAGAGCATTTACCAAGAAAATAACCAGGCTTACCAATTACACCAACATCGGTAAGAGTTTCAGGAACACCTAAACCCAAACTACCGCAAAAACATCTATAAATTTCTCCCGTAGTTTTTGCAGCACTACAATCAGTGCAAGAACCATCAGCCCAGCCGTATTTATTTGTTTTTTCATCAGTGCAATCAGTAAAACAACTATTTGTTTGAGGATTCCAAGATTGACCATCAGGACATTTTTGACACTGTTTGGTATTTGTATTAAAATGTTCATCGGGTTGGCAAGAAGCAACCTTTGAAACGAAATATTTGTCATAATATGAAAATTCTTGCTCAATATAGCCAGGAAGTTCGGGCTTATAATTACGAGAACAAGCCAAAATAATATCACCAGGTTTTTGACAAGGTATTTTAATTTTATCAAAAGAGCTCTCATAATTTACAAGCTCTGAAATTTTACCGCTGTGTTTTTTGCTAAAAAACCAGAATCCCTAAGAAAGGATAAGTTAAAAACAATACTAGAAGAAGTATATGTATAATAATCATCTCCTATTTTCAGATATTGAGAATTTAGTATCTCAACATCTGAAATTTGAGAAAAACTGGAAGGAGCGTATTCAGTATACCTAGCCAAAGAAAAATCTTCATTGCTTAAAGAATTTAAATCAATGGCTGATAAATTTAAGCAAAGGGCGAAAGCTAAGAGGATAGATTTTAATAAACCTCGCATGGGGTAGCCTTATAATACCTTTTTGGTAAAAAGGACTAAACCAGCGCAGACGGGCAAACATATCAACATAAACCAAACCATAATTGAAAAGAAGTAATCAAAACTAAGAACGCCCGTAACGGTAAATACGCCTACTGACATGTTTAAAAGCTCCTTTTCTTGATTATTGAGTTTGGATCAGCCTAAATTTTACTAACAATAAGAAAGATAAACAAACATAAAATAAAACCACAAAGGATTCCGCTAAGGCTCATAAGAAAATGATAATGTTCGACTGAAACATGTAAATCATACATGGGGCTTAATCCAAACTCTTAAAAAGGTCTAAAGCGACGGCGACTTGTTTGACTACGGCAAAAAAACCGACAATAACAGCCATTAAGCCGTTAATATAAATGCCAAGTCTAACAAGGTCTATAAAGTCATACATCTTTAGAGCTTTTTAAAAATTTGACTTCCCTGAAAAATGATCAAGGAAGTCATGCAAGCTAGCTGCGCAGTAAGCGAATACCAGCTTTTACGCCGAAAATGACTCCCAAAAGAGCAACGACAACAGTAGCCATACCAAAAAAGGTTTTTGGATCGATATCGCCAGTTACAGCTCCATCTGCACCGATAGCAACGCCAGCGGCGGCAGCATTCATAGCGCAAATCGAAACAACAGCAACAGCGGTAGTTATCTTACCTTTTGCAGTAGAAAGAAACTTAGGCATCTTGGCCTCCTTTATAAAAATTAAGCGGACGCGTACCACTTTGGCAAAGGTTGAAAAATCAAGCTTTGCCGAAAAAGTAAGCTTTTGCGCTTCGCGACATATGCTTGGAGCATAGGAGCAATGCGAACGCTTTTTGTTAAAAGCCGCATTGCTCTGAAAATTTAAGATAAAAAAGTATCAAAAGAATCAGACACAACGACAAAATTATTAACTGGAAAACTACCCGAGAAGGAAACAATCTTATCGCTAGCAAAACAATTCTTGATACAAGACGCAACTTTACTAGCAGTTAAATTATCAGGGCAAGGAATTTTAAAAGTCATGTTTTGATCAAATAAACTTCCATCTTTTAATCTCTCAAAAGAATTTGAGCACTTTATAAGTACGGCAGGCTCAGAAGCCTTACAACCAGCAACAGAAAGAACCTCGCCACGAAAAAGCTCATAAGTAATATTAAAGCTCATATCACACCGCCTTAAGCTTTTGGAGCGATAGGAGCTTTTTTAGTAGTAGCAGTTTCAGGTAAAAAATACTCAACAGGGTTAAGTAGCGTTATAACGTTATTGCGATCAGGCAAACTGCCTAAACAAACAACGGTTTCGTGATTTTTAAACTTCTGCTGAAAAAATCTACCAACATTACCAGCGGTTAGATCGTCAGGGCAAGGTATTTTAAAATGTACTTCTTGCCTTACAGTATTGGTAAATTGAGTCTTTTCATTTAAGACTTCATAAGTATTTGTACAAGTAACACGAACTGAAGAGCCATAAGGACGACCGTCCATAACGCCCGCAGCAGTTGCTTTAATATCGCCGTCTTTAATCTCGTAAGAAGCGACAAACTGAGATTTAGTAAGTTCCAT